CTAGCCCCAGCCGGTGTCGCCGTTCGTGACGGGGGTTGTCGGGGTGGCCGTGCTGGGGGTGGGGTCGGCCGGCGGGGTGCCCCATCCGGTGTCCGCCACGGTGGTGTCGTCGGTCGTGGTGGCGGCGGCGGTTCCCACGAGGCCTGCCAGGGCGAGGGCGGTGGCGGCGGCGAGCGCGCGGAGGATCAGCTTGGGTCGCATGGGGGTCCTTCCTCGGGATTCGCACAGTCATGCGAATGCGACTAACTGAGAGTACGCTCGCTGATCCGCAGTGCAATGCTCAAGGCATATGTTGTTGCGGATACCCGCACTTGCCGGTATCTGAAAGGATGTGAGGGGAGTCACCATGGAGACGGGCGACGAGATCAACCTTCCGGCCGGGACGGACGAGACGTACAGCTTGGTCATCGAGGAAAGGCCGATCCCGGACGGCGCGCCCGGACTGAAGGAACTGCAGAGCCTCGGCCTGGTCGCACCGAACCCCGTGCGGCCCGGAAGGTACGTTGCGCTAGACGCCCAACTCGCCATCGGACACCTGATGGCCGCCGAACAGACGACGCTCCGTCGCACCGCCCAACGCATGGCCAAAATCGCTGCGCTCGACCGGTTCGCCGCCCAACACGACAAGGCGCGCTTCTGGGGCGGCCCCGGAAGTGAGCTTCTGCCCACATCCGAGCTGGTGAACGCACGGATCGCCGAGGCAGTGTCCCGCGCCACCACAGAGGTCCTGACGGCGCAGCCGGGATACCGGAAAAAGGCGATCATCGAAAGTGTCATGCAGAGGGATGTCGGCCTGCTCCGGCGGGGCGTGGCCATGCAGATCCTGTATCACGAGAGCACGCGCACGAACCCCAACGTGCGGGACTACACCCGCGAGATGCTCACCTACGGGGCGGAGATCAGGGTCCTGCACAGCCCGTTCTCGCAGATCATCATCATCGATTCACGCGAGGCGTTCATCCGCAACATGGCCAGCGGCGACGAGGCAGACATGGCCGGATGGCACGTCCGGGACCTGGCCGCGGTGACGTACATGCGGGAGTCATACCTGAACGACTGGAGGCGGGCCGAGGCATGGGAAGGCGAAGTAGGCCCTCTGCCTGACGGTTGGCTCACCGAACGGCAGCAGCAGATCCTCCGGCTGCTCGCGGAGGGTTTCGAGCAGGTACAGATCGGCAAGCGGCTAGGCGTGAGCGACCGAACGATTTTCAACAACATCGCAGCGATGCGCGAGCGAGTCGGCGCCAAGACTACGAACCAGCTCGCGGTCTGGTACGGACGGCAGCAGGCTGGCGAGGCCTGAGCTACTTCTTGGGCTTACGCGACGCGTAGGCCTCCAGCATGGCCAGAATTCGATCCTGCTCTTCAGGGTCAAACTCATCGAACCGCGCAACGAACGCCCGCGCCTTGCCGCTGACGCTCCACCGAGACGTGACCCCATGAAACTGATAGCCGGCGGCGTCTTGGGCCACCACGAGCGGCAGGTCGAGGCCCGCGACGAGCGCCTTCAGCTGGTGCTCGTTCGGCGGGGTGAGGTTGGGTGCGTTCTTTTCCAGCCGCTCGATGTAGTTCCTGCCGACAGCCGTGCCCGACTCCGGGTCGACACATCGCTCTTCCAATGCGCGAAGGCTGAGCCCGAGCTCGTGACGACGGTCCCGCACCACTTCAGACAGGGTCCTTAGCGACTGTTCCGGATCGGTCATAGCGATCATCCTGCCACTCCTGGTGGGGGTCTGGGTCGGCGGGTGTCCATGAGACCGGCGGGGCACCTGGTGCGTTTGTCCAGGTCTGCCCCGCCGGTCTCTTCACTTGCTGGACAGAGTGTCCACGGAACGCCCCCCTCACGCCAGTGGAGAGTGCCGTTTCTGGACGCCACGAGCGCTCGATGCCCCCCACGGAAGACACGTTGACTTCCAGGATGGACAAGACGTCCAAGGCGTGCCATGCTCGTCATGTCTTCTACAGAAGACACCGTGCCCCGCACGGAAGTCATGCCATGTCCAACGAGGTGAACCCGTGCGCCCTCCACTGCCGATGCACCGGCTGGTCAGCCCAGAGCTTCTGCGCATGCTCATGCAGCGCACCGGCACCGGGGCCCGGCTGAGCATCAGGGAGCTGGCAGCCGCCGCCGGGATCCCCCACCAGACGATCGGCAACCTCCTCACCGGAGACCAGGAGTCGGTGGCCGGCGAAACGGCGTACGCCATCGCCGGAGCGATCGGCGTAGACACGCTGGTCCTGTGGATCCCCATCGAGCGGGCCGCCACCCTGCAACTTGCCCCGCAGATCAACGAGGCGGGTGTCGCATGAGCCGCGCCGAACAGATTCGCGAGCAGTACCGACGTCTCCTCGGCGACGACGTCATCGCGCATATCCGTGCCGAGGTCGCCGCCGCTCCGCCTCCGTCGCCCGAGCTGGTCGCCCAACTCCGCCGGGTCTTCACCCGGCCCGCCGGCGACCTGCCTCAGACCGAGCCGACGCGCACCGCTCACGCGGCCTGACCAAGAAAAAACGGGGCCGCCCGGACCGGGCCTGGTCCGTACGCAACCCCTTGGCATCCACGCACCACAAGAAGGAGTGGACACCTTGAGTATCAACCTTACCCGCACGGCACCGGTCGCCCCGGTAGCCCCCGTGCCCGCCCCGAACCCCCGCGACGCCATGATGCGCGCGTTCGCCGTCGCCGAGACCGTAGTGGCGCAGCTCCCCGACCAGCCGACCACGGTGACGCTGGACGACGACTACGTCGGTGGCTACGGGGTCCAGCTGTACTTCCACCACCGGCCGGACCGGGTGGCGCAGTTCGCGCAGCACTTCAACACTGCGCTGTCGGCGGACCCGCACGGCGAGTCGTCGCTCTACACGTCGGCGGACGTCGTCGTCGACGGCATCAAGGTCCGTGCCTGGGCGCTGACGACCGCCGTGGCGGTGGCGGCGTGAACGCGCGGCGTGTGGCGGCTGCGGAGGGCGTGATCCCCGCCGCGATGCAGACCCGCCGTACGGCGGCGGGGATCGCGGTGGCTCTGGAGTCGGCGTGTCTGCTCCAGTCGCCGGAGTCGGTGGCGGAGAGCCGGGCCCAGGCCATCGCGGAGCGGGACGCCCAGATCATCGCGTGGCTGACGAAGAAGGCCGGGGAGTACGGCCAGTCGAACCGGGAGAACCGGGCGGCGTCGGACGCGGTGGCGCGGATGGAGGACAAGCTGTCTCGCGGTGCTGTCCGCGACGACGAGACCGGACTGTCGGAGCTGGCCAGCCTGCGGTTTGAGGTCGGCCGTCTGCGGTCCGAGGCCCGGCAGTTGCAGAACGACATCACCGGTGCGTGCCTGGCGCGGTACGAGGAGGAGCAGGAGAACGCTGCGCTGCGGGCCCGGCTGGCCGAGCTGGAGATCCGCCTCGGGCGCGAGGCCGAACAGCGGCACCTCGTCGACCCGCTCGACCACGCCCTTGAGGCCCTCGCCCCCCGCAGCACGCCGCTGCCCGGCCGTGGCGAGACCTGCGAGTGCGGCCACTCCGGAGCCGACCACCACCACGCCGGAACCGCCTGCTGGGCCCACCTGCCGAGGACCCGCGAGGCCGACCGCGCCTTCGACGCCATCCGGCTGTGCGACTGCCGGAAGTTCGCCCGTCCCGTGACCACGATCGAGACCTCCGGGAGCGCCCTGTGAGCACCGAGTCCACGAACCCCGACCTGTCGTTCTCCTCCCGCGTCGACTGGCTCGCCGGATACCTCCGCGCCGACCGCATCCGCCTCGACACCCTCGTCCAGCTCGTCGCCTCCTGGTCCGACCCGGACGCCCGCGACGACATCATCACCGCGCTCGACGAGCTGGCCGAGGTCGTCTCCCGGCCGCGCGCCGCCGAGGGCGCCCTGGACGCCGCCGCGGAGGCCGTCGAGGACGCCGCCGGCATGGACACGGCGCAGGTCCCGATCGACAAGACGCACGCGCTCCGGCTCCACGCCGAACTGTCCACCGTGGTGCAGCACCTGACGCGGTTCGGTCCGAACCGCCGGTCGGTGTCGATGCCGCGCCAGCGTGGCGAGATGGGCGGTGCCGCGTGAGCGCCCGCACCGAGGTCCTCGACGCGCTCCACCGCGCTGGCTACACCCCCGATGAGGCCACGCAGCTCCTCGCCCGCGCCGACAAGGAGCCCCGCGACGTCGAGCCCGACCCCGACTTCCGGGAGACGTTGGCCGGCGGTCACGCCCTGATCGTCGAGTACGGCGACTGCGAGTTGATCGGCTCCTGCCAGTGCGGCGCGAAGTTCGGCCGGACCACCCCGGACGCCTCCCTCGACACGTTCGTCCCGGGCTGGGAGCGGCACTGCATGACGGAGGTGCCCCGTGGATGACCCGATCGCACGCCGGGACTGGCTCCTCGCTGAGATCCGCCGCCGGGGCGGGGTGTGGACCGTCCGCCGCGTGGAGGGCGTGATGCACGCCAGCCCGTGGCCGACGAGCAAGCGGAACACCGCGCGGAAGGACCTGCGGGCGCTCGCCGCCCGCGGGGCCCTGACCGCCCGGGACGAGCCGGACACCAACCGCCGCTCGTACACGCCGAAGATCCTGAACCTGAGGAGCGCCGCATGACCGGGCCGGAGCACTACCGCGAGGCCGAACGCCACCTCAGCGCCGCGTCCTTCACCGACCGGCCCGGCGGACGGCCCGCGCACCCCGACGCCAGCCATCACATCGCGATGGCCCAGGCGCACGCCACGCTCGCGCTCGCTGCCGCCACCGCCCTCTCCGACCCGACCCGGTCCGCCCCGCGCGCCACCGTCCCCGAGTGGAACGCCTGGCAGCGCACCGCCGGAGTCCCGCCCCTGCTGGAGAACGAGAACCGATGACCACCACCGCGCAGGCTGCGGCCGCTCAGGCCCCGGCCGCCGGCCGCCGGGTCACCCCCACCGGCCGCCTCATCCTCCCCGCCGACGCCGACCGCGCCGACTGGCTCCACGCCCGCACCTTCGGCATCGGCTCCAGCGACGTCCCCGCCATCCTCGGCGTCGCTGACAAGCGCACCCCCACCCACGTCTACCTCGACAAGACCAGCGACGTCCCCGACGACGCCGGGGAGGCCGCGTTCTGGGGCACCGTCCACGAGGAGCCCGTCGCCCGCGTCTGGGCCATGCGCAACCGATCGGTCATCCGCCGCGTCGGGCTCGTTGCCCACGCCGACCACCCCCACCGCATGACCACCCTCGACCGCCGGGTCACTGAGTGCCCGCTGGCCGAGGACGAGCGCATCCCGTGCGCCCTGGAGGTCAAGACCCGCTCCGCGTTCAAGTCCGCGCAGTGGCACGCCGGGCCGCCGGACGACGTCCTCGCGCAGATGCTCCACCAGATCAGCGTGTGCGGCTACGAGCACATGCACTACGCGGTCCTCATCGGCGGCAACGAGTACCACCAGGGCACCGTCCGCGCCGACCAGTTCGCCGATGTCACCGCCGACGTCGAGGCCGCCGTCGACCGGTTCTGGTTCGACCACGTCCGCGCCAACGTGCCCCCGCCGCTCACCGGCGACGGCGAGGCCCTCGTCGACCTCTACCGCCGGACCCACCCGGACCGGTCCGGCACGGTCGACATCGACCGCCAGGGCGACGCTCTCGACGCGCTCCTCGACTACGAGCAGGCCCGCATCGAGGAGAAGGCCGCCGAGAAGCGGAAGACCGCGGCGAAGGCCCGCATGATCCGGCACCTCGGGAACGCGCAGGCCGCCCTGATCGGTGGCGAGCGGGCCTACTCCCTGGAGCCGACCAGCGGCCGCCCCGCGATCGATCTGGAGCAGCTCGCCGAGCGCTGGCCGGACGCCTACGCCGCCTGTGTGACGGCGAAGCCGGGCGAGCGCCTCGACATCTCGAAGACCTACCGACACAAGGAGGGCTCCTGATGGGGCTCCGTGAGAACGCGGCTGCGGCCGCCGGCCGCACCCTGAGCACGGACGAACTCCTCGACGAGCTGGAAGCGGAGCGGTCCGGCCCGGCACGCGACCCGATGGCCGACTACGAGCCCGGCGAGGGCGACCCGGAAATGGTGCCGGTCCACCTCGCGTGGCTGCGGGTCCGCAAGGAGATCCGCGCCATCGCCAAGGGCGAGCAGTACAACGCCGCCGGGACCCGCTACAACTTCCGCGGCGTCGACACCGTCGTCAACACCTTCGGGCCCGTCACGCTGAAGCACGGCATCAGCATCTTTCCCGTCGACGTGGACGCGACGTACCGCGACACCACGACGTCCAAGGGCAACAAAATGCGCGAGTGCACCGTCACGGTCTCGTGGATGGTGATGGGCCCGAAGGGCGACACTCTGCCCGCGCTGCTGAAGTCGCAGGGCGAGGCGCTCGACTCGGCCGACAAGGGCACCGCGAAGGCTCAGTCAGTGGCGCTGCGGGTCCTTCTCCTGTCGGCCGGCCTCACGCCGACGCACGACAAGGACCCGGACGCCTCGCATGTTGAGCGCGGCAACGACGCCCCGACCCGGTCGGCGGAGTCGTACCGCGACGAGATCCTCGACCTGAAGACCTCGCAGGGCCGACTGCAGCAGATCGGCTACGAGCTGGGCAACCTGCGGATGCTGAACCGGCAGGTGCAGAACGAGACCGGCGAGATGGAGACCCTCGACAGCCTCGGTCGGCGGATCTACAGCGAGCGCGCGGGCGGTGGCCAGTGAGCTGGCACCTGGGCCGCATGTGCGGCTTCGACCTGGAAACCACCGGCGTGAGCGTCGAGGCCGACCGCATCGTCACCGCTGCGGTGGTGCAGTGCGGCGGCGGACAGCCGACCGTGGCCGCGAACTGGCTCGCCGACCCCGGGATCGAGATCCCCGAGGGCGCCGCGAAGGTCCACGGCGTCACGACGGAGAAGGCCCGCACCAAGGGCAAGCCCGCGCCGGAGGTCGTCGCCGACATCCTCGCCGCACTCGGCCAGGTCATCGCCGCCGGCATCCCGCTCGTCGCGATGAACGCGAGGTACGACCTCACCCTCCTCGACCGCGAGGCCGAACGGTACGGCCTCCCGCCGCTCCCCGACGCCCCCGTGATCGACCCGCTCGTCCTGGACAAGCGAGCCGACCGGTACCGGCGCGGGAAGCGGAACCTGACCGCCCTCTGCGCCCACTACGAGGTCGAGCTCGGCGCCGCGCACACCTCGGACGCCGACGCGATCGCCGCGTGCCGCGTCGCCTGGCGGATCGGCGCCACCCGCCCCGAACTGGCGGCCATGTCGCTCGCCGACCTCCACCAGGCGCAGGTCGGGTGGGCCGCCGAGCAGGCCGCCGGCCTCCAGGCCCACCTCCGCAAGACCGACCCGGCCGCCTACTGCCCGCCCGAGTGGCCGCTCATCCCCCGCCAGCAGAACGGAGAACGCTGATGTTCGCTCTCGCCCGCACCCTCCGCAGCGCGGTCGTCTCCCGCGACCTCGCCGTCAGCCAGCGCGACGCCGCCCGCGCCGAAGCGGCCACCGAGCGGCGCCGCCGACAGCGCGCCGAGGCCCACGCCGTCGCGCTCGCCGAACGCCTCGACGAGCTCACCCTCGCCAACCAGTCGTACGACAAGGGGGCCAGCGCGTGACCCTTACCCAGACCCCCGCGGCCGGGATGACCCGCCTCCCGGCCGCGGGCACCACCCGCCCCCTCGTCATCGGCCTCGACCTCTCCCTCACCTCCACCGGCATCGCCGGGGAGGGCTGGACCGACCACATCCGCACCAAGACCCGCGGCGACTTCCGCCTCAACTACCTCGCGGGCGAGATCGGTTCGTTCATCAAGGCCGCCGACCTCGTCGTCATGGAAGGCCCCTCGTATGGGCACGCCAACCTGGCCGGCCACGAGGACCTCTCCGGGCTGCGCGTCCTGGTCCGCAACTACTGCTTCCGCCACCAGATCCCGTACGCGGTCATCTCGCCGTCGTCGCTGAAGCTCTACGGCACCGGCTACGGCAAGGCGGCCAAGGGCGAGATGCGTTCGGCCGTGGCCGACCGGTACGGCATCCACACCGAGGGCGCCGCACGGTACGACGAGGCCGACGCCTACGTCGCGATGGCCGCCGGGATGGACTGGCTCGGCTACCAGCTCGCCCCGGTCCCCGAGCGGGCCGCCAAAGCGCTCGCCGGAGTCGCGTGGCCCGAGCACGTCCCGGCGGTGGCGGCATGAAGATCCGACAGGACGTCGCCGACCTCCTCCACGCCGGGCTCTCCGACCGCGAGATCGCCGCCCAGCTGCACGTGGACGCGAAGGCGACCGTCGCCCCCGCCCGCGCCGCACTCGGCTTGCCGAAGGCCCGGTCCGGCAAGAAGCCGGCCTCAACGCTGGAGGAGGCGTTCCACCGCCACACCCAGCGAGCCCGCGACGGCCACATGCGCTGGACCAGCCCGATCCAGGCCAACGGTGCCATCATCTTCCGCTGGCGGAATCGGAACTGGACCGCCTACCAGGCCGCCTTCGAGATCCACAACGGGCGCCCGGCCTCCGGGAAGGCGCTCCCCCTCTGCGGCCAGGCGCAGTGCGTCGCTCCGGCCCACATGGGCGACCAGCACGACCGGAAGGCCCGCACCGAGGCCGCCAGAGAAGCCCGCACCGCCCAAGCTGCCAGCCTCGCCGTGCCGGACAAGGTCATCGTCGACATGCTGACCGCTGGCCACTCGATCGCCTCGATCGTACGCGCGCACAGGGTCGGCCCGGATCGCGTCCGGGAGATCCGAGATGGCCTCGGCATCGAGCCGCACCGGCCTGGCATCAAGCCGGAGGCCATCGACCAGACGTTCCGCCGCCGCGCCGTTCCCACCGAGGACGGACATCTGCTGTGGCCCGGGACGGACTACCGCATCAACACCATCGACGGCGCCGCTCACAGCGCTCTTCGGTTCGCCTTTCGCCAGAAGTACGGCCGGAACCCCATCGGCAAGGTCCTGCCCGGCTGCGGTACGGCGCGCTGCGTCCGCCCCGAGCACGTCGAGGACCGGCCCATGCGCGAGGCCCTCGACAGCCAGCTCGCCACGATCTTCGGGAGTGCCGCATGACCAGCACCCGCGGTATCAGCACCGCCCAGAACTCCGACTGGCGCAACCGCGCCACGTGCCGTGGGCAGGACCCGGAGCTGTGGTTCCCCCGCACCACGAACGGTCAGAACGCCGTCCAGGCAGAGGAAGCCAAGAAGATCTGCCGCAGCTGCCCCGTCGCCATCGCCTGCGCCCAGTGGGCCATCGAGCGCCGCAGCATGGAGGGAATCTGGGGCGGCCTCAGCGAGAAGCAGCGCCTCCGGATCGCCCGCGCCGCCTCCGCCCACAACCTCACGGCCGCCCAGGTCGCCCGGCTGGTCCAGGAGACATGGACGCGCGACGCCCGAGACAAGCTCCTCGACGCCTACCTCCGCAACTCCATCCAGGGCGACGGCGGCCACGTCTGGTGGCGCGGCAGCAAGACCTCCTACTCAATCGCCGGCCGGGACCTCACCCCCGGGCAGATCGCCTTCGAGATCGGCCGCGGCCGCATCCCGGTCGGGCACGTCAAGGCGCACTGCGGCCAGCCGTTCTGCGTGGCCGCCGAGCACCTCTCCGACGGCATCGACCGCTGGCAGCGCGACCAGGCCCCGGCGGCATGACGATCCGCCAGGAGGTCGTCGGTGCCCTCTTCATCGACTGCGGCGAGGGCCGCGAGATCAGGCACGGGAACAACGCCGGACGGATCCGCTGGACCCGCATGCCGAGCGCGCGGTTCGAGTGCCTGCTCTGCCAGACCGCCGAGACACCCGTCATCCGCCCCGCCGAACCCGTGCCGGCCGCAGTCGCCCGGTTCGCCGCCCACATCCGCACCACCCACCAGGCCGTCTGCCCGATGGCCAACCGCATCGAAGGAGCACGAGCAGCATGACCGCGATCCAGCCCGAGACCGGTACCGACGAGCAGACCGCCCCCGTCGCCGCATTCCTCGCCTCCCACCTCAACGGCCGCACCGACGAGGACATCTCCCGCGACTTCCACCAGCTGCTCGACGCCGTCCGCGCCCACGGCAAGAAGGGCTCGATGACCATCACGATCATCGTCGACCCGCCGGCCAACGGCGTCGACAGCGCCCCGATGCCGATCGGCGTCGAGTCCGCGGTCAAGGCCCCGAAGCCGACGCCGGTGAAGAGCCTCTACTTCCTCGACGACGACGGCCAGCCCGTCCGTGAGGACCCCCGCCAGCTCGCCATGGACTTCCGCTCCGCGCCCACCACCAACACCTTCAAGGACGCCTGACCATGACCGACATCGACAACGTCCAGACCATCGTCAACACCGCGCTCTACGCCGCCGAGCCTGCCGAGCTGGAGCCCGGGAAGATCTACGCCTTCAGCACCCCGAACGGCATCCGGGAGGTCAACCTCACCGGCCCCGAGCACACCGGCATCCCGGCCCGGAAGGCGGGCACCACCACCGTCCGAGACGCGATCTCCTTCACCACGTACTTCACCAAGCACGCCGACCCGGACACCGAGGTCTACGCCGACGCCGACCGCCTCACCGTCACCGCCGTCCTCGACGCCCACACCGCCGACACGGCCCGCTGGTCCGGCCACCGCCTCACCCTCAGCCTGCGCAAGACCGAGGCGTGGGCGCAGTGGCTCGAGCACGACGGCCGGCTCATGGATCAGGAGCGGTTCGCCGAGTTCCTCGAGGACCACCTGTCCGAGCTGCTCGAGCCCAGCGCCGCCGACATGCTCGAGATCGCCCAGTCGATCCAGGGCGCCACGAAGGCCGAGTTCCAGTCCTCCACCCGGCTCTCCAGCGGGCAGCGCCAGTTCGCGTTCGTGGAGACCGTCACCGCGAAGGCCGGGCAGAAGGGCCAGCTCACCATCCCGGAGACGTTCGTCATCGGCCTCGTCCCGTTCGAGGGCTCCGAGGGCTACCGGCTGACCGCCCGCTTCCGCTACCGCCTCGGCCGCGACGGTGGCCTGACCCTCGGATACAAGCTGGAGCGGCCCGGCGACATCCTGCGTACCGCATTCCAGGACGTGGTGACCGCGATCGGCGAGCAGATCGAGCAGCCGGTCATGAACGGCACCCCGGCCTGATGACCGGCCGCCGCGCGACGGGCGCCGTCGACTCCCGGTGCCCGTCGTGCGCGGCCCTCGTCCTGACCCAGTGGGTCGGCACCGTCGCCGCCCTCAAGGTGACCGCCAACCTCCAGCCGCTCACCCCCGCCGAGCAGCACGCCGTACGAGAGCCGAACCGGCTGATCTGGTGCCTCTACCGGGCCAGCGCCCACAGCCCCCCGCGGCTCCGCTGGATCACCGCCAGCCACCCACCCGGCTGCCGCCACCCACATGTCACCGAACACCGCTGCACCACCGAGCCCCACACCTTGTTCTGAGGAGACCCGCACGTGGAGAACGTCCGTCACTTCCCGCACCAGCAGGCGGACCACGACGGCCTCAACACGCGCGCGCCCCACGACGCCGAGGCCGAGGCCATGGTCCTCTGTGCCGTCATGCACGACGCCAGCGCCTACCAGGCCTGCGCCGAACTCATCGACCGCGAGGACTTCTACAAGCCCGCCCACCGCCTGATCTGGGACACCGTCGCCGGGCTCGTCGCCGCTGGCACCCCGCCCCACCCCGCCCTCGTCCGTACCGAGATCGAGCGCGCCGGCCGCCTCCACGAGGTCGAGGGCGGCCAGATCATCTACCGCCTCGGCTCCGAGTACGTGTCCGGCACCATGGCCCCGCACTTCGCCCAGCAGGTCGCCGACAAGGCCCGTGAACGACGCTTCGACGAGCACGCCAACCGCCTCAAGTTCGCGATCCAGGAAGGCGCCTCCGGTGTCGAACTCGGAGCTCTCGTCGCCGACTTCCAGCAGGCCGAGCAGCTCCGCGAGGCCACCGGCCACGGCCCCGCCCACCTCGTCTCCACGCTCCTCGACTGGGGCACCTTCTTCGCCACTGACTTCGGCAGCATCCAGCTCCTCCCCGGCCGACTCATGGCCCCCGGCCAGCAAATCACCGTCGTCGGCGACGGCAAGGCCGGCAAGTCCCTCTTCGCACAGGAGTGGATGTGGCGCATGGCCACCGGCCAGCCCTTCCTCGGCGACAAGCCGCAGGACCCCGTACGCGTCCTCTACCTCGACGCCGAGAACGGCCAGGAGCAGGTACAGGAGCGATTCCTGTCCTTCGGCGCCGGGCCGCGGAACATGGGCGAACTCCGGTACGCCTCGTTCCCGCCCGTCCGGCCCCTCGACACCCCCGGCGGCGGCGCCGACCTCATGGCCCTCGTCAAGGCCACCGGCGCCGAACTCGTCGTCATCGACACCGTCTCCCGGTTCATCTCCGGCCCCGAGAACGACGCCGACACCTGGCTGTCCCTCTACCGCCACACCCTCCTCCCCCTCAAGCGCGACCGCGTCAGCTCCGTCCGCCTCGACCACCGCGGCAAGGACTCCGAACGCGGCGCCCGCGGCTCCTCCGCCAAAACCCAAGATGTCGACCACGTCTGGGAGTTGAGCGCCCTCGGAGGCGGCGCCCTCTCCCTCAAGCGCACCCACACTCGCACCGGCATCGGGCCCGACGCGTTCAACCTCGTCCGCCAGGCCAGCCGAGACGGCGACAACTGGGCCCACGGCGGCACCCGCCACGTCGTCATGGAGTGGGAGACCCCCGAAGCCGCCCAGACCCCCGGCACTGACGAGCACATCATGGCCGTCCTCACCCAGCACGGCGTGCCCCTCGAAGCGGGCAACCGCATCGTCAAGGCCAAGCTCGCCGAGCTTCAGATCCCCGCCGGATCCGACAAGGTCTCGCGCATCGTGAAGGCCCGTCAGGCACGTGCCGCAGACGTTCCCCCGCAACGTTCCCCCGAGCCCCTCCAGGAGACGTTCCCGGGGAACGTTCCCCGGAACGGGTCAAGGAACGGTAAAGCCGCAGGCCAAACGTTCCCCGGTAACACCGAGGGAACGCCAGGAACGCCCCCCGTTCCCCCGTCACCCCCCTCTAGGAGGGGGGACGGGGAGGGAACGTCCGGAACAGACACCCCAGACACCCCCCACTGCACCGTCTGCAACACCCCCCTCCACGGCTACCGCCTCGACCGCGGATACGACACCTGCCTCGAACACGACACCCCCGCCGCATAACCCCAGGAGCACCCCATGCCCACCGCCTACGTCGTCACGATCGGCGACACCCCCACCCACAGCGCCGACACCCTCGAAACCGCGCAGACCGCCGCGCTGACTGCCGAGCGGAAGTCTCAGGGCGACCGCCACGAGCACCGCTGGGACGAGTACTACGCAGGCCGCACGTGGCGCCTCATGCAGCGGCCGAAGGGCCCGGCCGGGAAGGGCCGCCGCTTCGCCTGGACACAACGCGCCATCCACGCCGTCGAGCACATCACCACCTGACCACCGACCCGCCGCCCATCCGGTTCCACCCGACCTCGCGCACAGGAGAAAGCCCATGAACCCCTCCATCCCGACCAGCCGCCTCAACACCACCGCCCTCGCCGAAGCCGTCGCCAAGGAACTCGGCGTGCCTGCGGTCGACGGGCGCGCCGCCGTCCAGGCCGTGTTCGACGTCATCGCCCGCGCCGTCGCGGGCGGCAACCCGGTCGCCATCACGAACTTCGGGACGTTCCTGCCGATCGAGCAGCCGGCGCGGACCCGGCGGAACCCGCAGAACGGGGCGCCCGTGGAGGTGCCGGAGCACCGGGACGTTCGGTTCCGAGTGTCGCCGGGGCTGCGGGCGACGGTCCGTACGGCAGATCCGGCGTCCGCAACGATCCGGAAGCGTCCGCAGCCGGTCCGGATCGTGGCGGACGATCGGAAGGCCAGCGGCTGATGCCGATCCGCCCGGAGAACCGCGACCGCTACCCGCTGGACTGGCCGGAGATCAGCGCCGGCATCCGCTTCGGTCGGGCCGGTGGGCGCTGCGAGTGCCTCGGCGAGTGCGCCCGGGGCACGCACGACGGCCGCTGCCCGAACGAACACGGACTCCCCGCCTACGGCACCGGCTCCACGGTCGTGCTCACCACCGCGCACCTCGACCACACCCCGGAGAACTGCCAGCCGGACAACCTCCGGGCCATGTGCCAGGGCTGCCACCTCCACTACGACCGCGACCACCACCGCCAGACCGCCGCCGCGACCCGCCGGGCCGCCGTCGAGGCCGCCGGCCAGCTGGCGATCGACACCCGGCCTGAACACCACAAGGGAGAACCGACCGTGATCGAGAACACCAACAACCCCGCCGCCCGCGACGACTTCCTCCTCGGCGCCCTCCTCGGCCAGACCAACGACCAACTGATCGGCGCCCAGGAAGCCCGCGGCCAGCAGCAGCTCGTCCACTCCGACCGCCTCCCGACCGAGCTCCGCGACGACCGCGCCGCCTTCGAGGCCCTCGGCTTCGTCTTCGGCACGCCCGACGCCGACGACCCGCTGTTCACCCCCGCCACGCTCCCCGACGGCTGGACACGTGAGGCCGCCGACGACCACGACATGTGGTCCTACGTCGTCGACACGCTCGGCCGGCGCCGCGTCGCCGTGTTCTACAAGGCCGCGTTCTACGACCGGCGAGCGGACATGCACATCGTCAGCGTCCGGGAGTACGTCAGCTCGCAGGTGTACCGGGAGCGCCCGATCGTCACGGACGACACGTGGGCCACCCCGCAGGCCGTCGTGGACGCGGCGCAGGCCCGGATGAACGAGTGCGACCGCCACCTCAACACGTGGGCGAAGGACAACGCCACGGAGGCCGTGCGCCTCCGGGCCCAGCGGGCGCAGTACGCGGCCGTCGCCGCCCAGTTCACCTCCGCCACCTGACCCGCCCCGCCACCACACGCCCAGGAGACCACCGTCGTGAAGCTCTCCCCCATGGCCACAGCCTGGATCCGCGAGCACGTACTCGCCCCCAGCGGCATCCCGCCCGCCCACTTCGAATGCCTCTGCCAGGGCGCCTCCGACGCCTGCACCCACGGGGAGCACGGCGACTGCGGTCTTGAGCAGTGGATTGCGTGGGGTGGCATTGAGCCCGAGACCACGATCGGGCGCGGCCACGGCCTGTTCCTCTGTAAGGGCGCTTTCGGTCTCTACGGCGACGAGGCCACGGTCTGGCTCGCCGACCGGGCTTGTCGGCCCATGTGCGACTGCCACTGTCACCGGGCCGTTCCGCAGCCGACCTTGGCGCCAGCGCATGGCGAGCAGCTCGGTCTGTTCGTTTCGTGATGCACGACGGCCCGCCCCGACGCAACCGGGGCGGGCCGACACCGACACTACCCACCGACAGGAGCAACACCGTGGCCACCACTCAGCCCCACGCCGTTGACACCAGCCTCGGACCGATCGCCGTCGAGGCGAACGAACCCACTCCCGGTCTCCGCGTCTTCGAGCTCCCCGCCGAAGTCAGCCCGGACTCGGCACACCGCTGGATCCTCGCTCACCACGACGGGCCCGCCCTGGCCAGCTTCACGGCCGAGGACGACGCCACCCACGCGGCCACCCAGGTCGGCGCGCTCGTCGACTGGACGCGCAACGCGATGACCGTCGCCAACCTGCTCGGCCCCGGCGGGATGAACGACCTGATGGAGCTGCTCCGCGCTGCGGGCGGCCAGCACCCGAACGCCTGACCCCCCGCCGTCTGCCGGGTCGTCCCCGTGGCGGCCCGGCCCCCACACCAGGAGCAGCACATGACCGACCAGCCCACCGCTGAGGAGCTCGTCGCCCGCCACCTCGCCGCCGAGGCCTTCGTCGAAGACGCCGCCGACGACGCCTGGTGGAACAGCCGCCTCCCGAAGTTCCGCGAGGACTTCCGCAAGTCGGCGCGCACCGTTATCAGCCTCGTCGACGCCGCCCGTCAGGCCAGCGGACAACAGCCGGACCCGGCGCAGCACGTCCACAAGCTGGGCAAGGCCGACGACGACGGCCTCATGGACGACTGGGACAACTGCCGTGACCCCGAGTGCCCCGGGCCGACCCCCGCCGCCGGATTGCCCGACACCCAGCCGGCCAACAACCGCGCCGCTGTCCTCCGCGAAGCCGCCGACGCGGTCGAAGCCCGCCTCCAGAAGCAGACGGGACGGGACGCACAGCACGACTACGTGATCATGCGCCTGAACCACGAACGCCGCACCCTCGCCGCCGTCTACCGCCGCATTGCCGACGAGGAGACCAGCCGATGAACCGCCGCCCCATGACCAGCCGGCAGGCCGCCATGCTCGCCAGCGGCGCCGCCCAAGCTGCCCGGGCAGCCGGCATCCGCAGCGCCACCAAGGTCCTCGCCGCCGTCCAGCGCATCCGCGCCCTGCACTCCGCCGTCGACTACCTCGGGCAGACGATCTGCGGCCACTGCTCCGCCTACGACGGCACATCCAGCTGCGACAACCCGCCCGTCCCCCACCCCTGCCCGACCATCCAGACCCTCGACGAACCGAAGGACGAGACCCAATGACTCTGATCCTTGCCGCAGGGTTCGCGGCCCTCGTCGTCCTCGGCACCGCCGTCCTCCTCGGCCACACCACCGCCCACCCGCTCAACCGCGCGCGGATCCTCGCCTCCCACATCAGCCGCGGCCTCCGCGCCGAATGCCCCACCCACTGCGACGAGTCCCACACCTACCGCCGGCCCTGCGCCCTCGCACCCAACCGGAGCAGCCGATGAGCCCCCGCCGTGGCCAGCCGCACGACCACGCCTTCGACACCGAGACCCTCGACGAGAAGGCCGAGCGGCTCCGCGCCGCAGCGGCGGCAGCCGACGATTCTGGTGCCCGGCAGTCGTATCGTCAGGCCAGCATCAGCAGCCTGCTCGACCGCGCCGGGCGCGTTGGCCTCCGTAGCAGCGAGGCCGAGCTACTGCGGCAACAGGTCCAGGCTGAACAACGCGTGGCCACGCTGAACGAGGCGGCCATCGAACGCGTACGCGCCCGATGCCAGAGCGTCCGCGACCGCGTCGGCCCCGGCGGAATGATCAACGCGAGCCAGGTCCTCGGCCTGCTGTCACCGACCTGGCCCGACGGTAACCACGAGGTCCCCCTCTCCACGGACACCACATGACCGCCCGCACCATGGCCCTCCGCCTCGACCGCGCCCAGCGCCGTACCGAGCGGCGCGATACCCTCCTCGGCCTGCTGGCCCGCCTCGGCACCCTCACTGCTGCTGAGCAGGCGCTCGTCGTCGAGTACGTTCACGCCGAGCTCGCGGCCTCCGACCACCTGCGCCGGACCGTGCAGGGTGAGCAGCGCGCGCACCAAGCGGCCATGGACCGGACCCGGGCGGCCGAGGCCACGATCGTCGAGGTCGAGCAGGAACGGGACACGGCAGCCGCCGCCATCGAGCGCGTCCGCGCCTTCGCCGCCGACATCGACACCCCAACATGGCGCGCCCCCGGCACCGAAGTCGCGGCACGCATCCGTGTCGCCCTCGACAGCCTCACCAGCCCGAAGGGATCGCTGTGACCAGCCGCGTCCTCGCCTCCGAGATCACCCAACACCTCGCCCGCGCCGGCCACACCAGCTCCGAGACCGGCAACACTTGGGCCCCCGGCTACCGCGCCCACCAGGCCAGCCGCTACACCGTCCGCCTCTGGCACGACGGCCCCGACGAACAGCACCACCTCGACCAGTACGCCGACACGCTCCGCCGGCTCGGCTTCACCGTCACCGCCGAGGCCCCGGCCGGCCGCCGCCCCCGGATCCGAGCCACCCACCGCTGAACACGCGACAGGGGCGCGCCCAGTCCGCCAAGACCAGCGGGCACGCCCCACACGGTGCCACCACCGTACGCCCCACCAGCACCCCGGAGCGCACCATGAACGACACCCGCACCCTCACCTCCGCCGAGCAGCTTCAGACCATTGCCCGCCTCTGGCCCGACCTCCACGACGCCCTCGGCACCACCAACACCGGCCCCGGCTTCGGCCTCGGCCTCCGCGGCTACCTCGCCGCCCTCGACCACCTTGACGCCGACGAGCAGGAAGCCCGCCGCCACCAGGCCGCTGCCCTCCGCGCCCTGGAGCGCTCCCCCGACCAGCTCGGCGCCCGCCCCGTCCCGATCAGCCTCCGCGTCCACGACACGATGCGCGCCGTCGAGGCGGCCCTCCTCGACACCGCCGACCGCATCGCCCGCTCCGTCCAGCGCGCGCCGCAGCAGCCGCCCGCCCCCGCCCACGCGGCCTCCGCCCGGACCCGCGCCGAGCGCCTCGTCTGGGAGGACCGGGCGCGCCGCATCGAAGCCGCCCGCCGTGACGCCTGTGACCCGCGCCGGTGGCAGCCCCAGCACGGCCGGACCGCGACCCGCGCTGCCCTGTGGTTGTCCGGACGCGCATCCGGAGCGCCCGGACCGTTCCGCCCTCTGTCGGAGGCGGAGCAGCGGCACATCGCGACGGTCGCGGCCGGGGCGCTCGGCCGGGTCGAGGCGGTCCTCGACCTCGCGGACGTCCGCCGCGACCTGGCCGCGGAGCACGCGTGCCAGTGCGGCGGGACGATCGAGGTGTACGGCGGGGCCGGCGCCCGCCCTGTCGCCAGGTGCAAGGGGTGCGGGGCCCTGTGGTCGGAAACAGGGGTCGTCGCCGCATGAAACCGGGCACACTGGGCGCCTCATCAGGGAGGGAACTATGAACCATCGCCGTGCCGTTGCTGCGCTCTTGCTCTCCGCCGCCACCCTTACTGCCTGCTCCAGCGGGCCGACATACGACGAGTCGGTGAAGCTGTGCCAGAAGACCCTTGTCGAACGGCCTGCGGGCGAGACGGGCAAGCCCAAGGAGTGCGAACCGCTGAAGGACGAGGACTACAAGACGGTCTCGATCGCAGCCTCGATGGCACGCCTCGGCTGGACGGATGAGAACGGCAGATTCGACAAGAACAAGATGCTGGAGGACACATCCACCCAGCCCTAGAGCACCTACCTGGCGGGATGGTGATCAGCCACCCCGCCAGGGGGCACGCCGCGACACGAACTGATCAGGCCCGCGACGGCGCGCGGCCGGCCCTTGTCCTTGGAGAGGGAGCCGACTCCGCCATCCTGGCACTCGTTGCTCGACGTGTCAGCCCTCCGGAGCCCACGCTTCGGGGCCGCCGCCGCGCCACTCGATTGGTGGCCACGCCTCCTCGTCGAGCCAGCCGGCGCGCCTCAGGAACTCGATCACGTCGCCGAGTCCGTGAGCTATGCCGGAGATCTGTCCGTCGATCCGGACTCGGCGTCCGCCCTGGTCGTCCGGCGGGTACACGACGACCCGCGGCTGCTTCTCGCTCATGAGGCGGTTCGAGTGACGTCCGTGATCCGGCAGGTGATCTTGGTCGACACCTGAGTCAGACCCTGCGCTGTCACCTCCGAGCGCTGCTTGGGGGCCAGCCCGCTCGATGTCGCAAGCGCCTCGCCCAGGCGCTTGTTGGACGCATCGACGAACTCGACCTCCACGATGTAGTTGCTGGCCTTGCTCGATCGATTCGTGATCATCAGTTCCGCGCTCGGCCACTTCGTCGCCGGATCGACGGCGCAGGCCGTGATCCGTACGTCCCCTCGAGCGCCACTGACATCCTCAGGCCGCTCCCTCTCCGCGGACCGCGTGGCGGGACCAGTCGGAGCCCTGTCCGGCTCATCGTCCCCGTCGCCGACAACCGCAACGGCTACGGCCAGCACCACAACCAGCACGATCAAGCCGAGGCACGAGAAGCCGATGATCTTTCCAGTGTTCGACTTGCGTGGCGGCGGCACTCCCTGACCAGGTTGCTGGCCCCATCCGGGCGGTGGTGGTTGCTGAGACATGAGAACAGCCTCCGCCTCATGCCGCGTGGACGCATCCGGACCGGGCCGGACAGGTGAGCAGCCGCTCAGGAGGGAACGGTCGCGTTGACGAGCCGGCTGATCACCCAGGTCCGGGCTTCCCTCCCTCGAAACCTCGGTGATAGCGGAAGACGAACGGAGGAACGCCGACCGTGACTCCGACGCACCCCTTAGACGTGACAGGCCGGAGAGTCACGGGGAGCGACAGCTGAATCTCGTCTCGTTCCTCCTCGTCGGATCCGAGTTGATCCACAGCGGCCCTGATCGCCGCATCGACTACAAGATCACCGAAATCCTCGGCGGTATCGACGACGTGGTCACCCGGTGCGACATTCCGAGCATGGTCTCGCAGGTACTTCTTGCTCAAACCCGCCATGAAGACTCCTTTGTCAGCGCGGCCAGCAGCCGCGGGCATCAGGCCCACCGCCCCAACCTCCAGGGACGGCCTTTCCGCCGTGCGGCGGGACCCTTCGACCAGGTTGGGCGCCTCCAGCTCCGCCCGCATCCAGGGCCAGTCCGGATAGGCGATGGATACGACGAAGCCCCCTCCCAGATTGACCGGAGGGGGCTCTCGCGTGGTCGCAGTTACGGGGCTTCGACCACCTCGACGGCCGCCGCCATGTCGTTAACCTCGCGCCGGACCCGCGTACGGAATCCGTCGCGCAGCCCCTCGTCAGCCCACAACCGCTGATCGACAGGCAGATGCGCCCACTTCAGCCCGCCGTGCATCTCCCTGGTGGCGCACAGGGTGACGGTGCCCGGGGCAACATCCGCCGACGTGTGCTTGTGCTGGGGCATCGGCTACTCCTTCGGCCGAAGGTCGGTACGAGCGCCTGGCTGCAACTCGCGCGCCTTGTAGTACGCCCGCGCCTCGGCCAGGTCCCAGACATCCCGGGTGCTCCCCGGTTTCCGCCGCGCTGGCGGGAACTCGGGATCCTTCGTGCGAAGAGTGTGCAGCCACTGCCGCGTCACACCCAGCGCTTCCGCCAGCTGGGACAGGTTCACCAGCTCACTCCCCTCCGTCTGGCCCGACTCGTCCTTGTCCGGCATGGGCTCCATCCTGCCTAACCTTGTTGACACTGTAAAGCAGGTTCCCTACGGTGGAGCCTGCACGACGAAGGCCCCGGCCGGAGTTCGTACCTCCATATGGCCGGGGCCAGACCCACCCACAACCTCACGAAGGAGCGGGTCCAATGCCCGACTCTACTGTCGACGCACTCCCGAAGCCGAGAGCATCGCTCGTCCCCCTGAGCCGGACGATCACGTTCGACGGAACCTCCTACCAGTTCAGCACCGGGCAGGTGAACCGGCTCTTCTGGCAGAGGATCGTCATGGGCGACACGAACTGCTGGCTCTGGCAGGGAAAGAGGCTGCCCAACGGGTACGGACAGTTCACGTTCTCCGGCCGCCAGTGGTACTCCCACCGCGTCTCGTACGAGCTCCACCACGGACAGATCCCGCAGGGACTCCACCTCGACCACCTCTGCCGCAATCGTGCCTGCTGCAATCCCGCTCACCTGGAAGCGGTGACCTGCAAGGAGAACGTCCACCGCTCGCCCATCGCACTGGCTGCGATCAACGCGCGAAAGACCCACTGCGACAGGGGCCACGAGCTCACCGGCGAGAACCTCGTCCCGCGAGCGTCCGGGCAGAGGCATTGCCGGACATGCGCCCGGTGGCGACAGCGCGTGATCAAAGCGAAGGTCGCAGGTCGCACGCCCGAGGCCGAGCCGCCGAAAGACCTGACCGTGATGCTCCGCAACTCGGACACCTGCCGCGCTGGCCACCCGTGGACCGAGGCCAGCCTCTACCTCCGCCCGAACGGTGTGCGCGAGTGCCGGATTTGCCGAGACCAGCGTGGACGACGCAAGGAGACCAGCCGTGGCTGACCGCACCCGCCTTACGCAGCAGGACGAGGCCCTGCGCCAGGTCCGACCCGCCATCCCCCTGTCCATCCGCGAGCTCCGCACCCGCGCCGGCCTCCGCTGGATCGCCAGCTACCTCGACGGCGAGCCCGACACGCCCATGACCGGAGACGCCGCGAAGCGGGCCACGCGTCTCTACGTCCTCGCCGCCCACAGCGACGACGACACCGCCACCGGCGTGATGTGGGACCTCCGCCGCGCCCTCCCCGAGGTCCGCCGCACGGACACCCGCGACACCTACGCCGCTCGCCTCCGTCTCATCGTCGAGGGAGTGGCGGCCTGATGGACACCCCCGTCTACGAGCCGCCGGCCGAGCCGGACCGCACGCCCCGCACCAACACGATCGTCGACGCGCCCGCCACCCACGACGCCTGCGCCCAGGACTACGCCGCCGCGGGCGCCGTCCGCGCCACGCTCGACAAGCAGCAGAGGAGGGCCGCCTGATGCGCTTTCTGTCGCGACGCCGCCGCCCTGCCGTCACCTTCCCGCCCCTCGTGCCCGTGCCGCTCCACACCCCGGGCACCGAACCCCCGCCGGGTGCCATCTCGCTGGAGGTCGCTCTCCACATCGCCCGCCGCGCCCTCACCCGGCACAGCAGCGCGAACATTCACAGCAGGGTCGCTATGTTCCACGCCGCGGTCGACCTGGAGCATGCGCTCCGCACCCTTGTCACCGCCCACGACCACGAGCAGGAGCGCCTGTGAACCGCATCGTCTGGTGGGCCTCCCTCCTCATCATCGGCACCGCCGCCGCCGGCATGACCGGCTGGTCCCTCTACGTCGTCGCTCACGACCTCTACGACGTCCCCCACTACCTCGCGTTGCTCACCGCGGCCGTGTTCGACGGCGCCGCCATGGCCTGCCTTTACCTCGCATCCGTGGCCACCAACGAGAGTCGATCCGCCGCCGGCCCGCGGCTCGCCGTGTTCGGTCTCGCCGCCGCGTCCGTCGCCCTCAACGCCAAGCACGCCGACCACATCAACGGCGGCGCCGCCGCCCTCCTGCTGTTCGCCGCACCGACCGCCGCCCTCCTGATCGTCGCCGACCTCGCGTGGGCCGCGACCCGGGCACGGCGGCGCGCCGCGGACGGAGAGCGGCCGGTGACTCTCCCCCGCTACGGGCTGTGGGGCTGGATCCTCGCCGGAGAGCAGGCATGGGCCGCGACCCGGGCCCACGCCGTCAGCCACGTGACCAGCACGGACCCGATCCGGACCGAATCCGGACCGCGCCCGGACCACTCGGCTACCGCCAAGCTCCGCGCCTACTTCGACGGCATGGACCCGGCCGAGGCAATCCGTGTCGCCCACTCCGCGAAGCCAGACGTCCGGCCCGACGACCTCGCCGCCGAGCTGGTGTCGTACGGCGTGCACGTCAGCGCCGTGCAGGTCGCCCTCGTCCTCGGCTACCGGCCGCCGCAGGTCCGGATCGAACGCCCGGCACCGTCCGGACCAGTCCCGGATCCGGTCCTGCCGCCCAGAGGTGACAAGGCGCTGACCAGCCCGGACCCCGATCCGGATCGGTCCGGACCTGTCCCGGCCACCGTCCGCGACGCGACGGAACTCGTCGTGGCGCGCGGCATCTACGACGAGCTCGACGCCACTGCGGAGGTGTCCCGGCTCCTCGGGCGGACCGTCCGCCAGGACACTGTTGGCCGCTACCTCCGCGACATGCCGAAGCCGACCTCACCGGTGCCGTCGTCCCCCGAGGTCGGCCAGGGCGGCGGGGGGTACAACTGATGACCGCCGACCTGCCGATCGTCCCGACCCGGATCATCCCCGCTGGCGCGCCGCTCCCCGAGCGGCCGCCGGGCCCCGGCGACATCCCCCCGTGGCGCACGGCCCCCGCCGCGCCGCCTGCGCCCCCGGCCCCGCCCGTCACGCCGGCGGCAATGCCCTGGACCGAGCCGCCGCCGCTCGGGCCCATCGAGGTCCACGTCACCTTCCTCCCCGTCGAGGAGCCGCCCAAGCCGTCCCGCGGGGAGCGGCTGTGGACGTGGATCACGAGCATCGCCGCCCCCTGGAAGATCGCGGCCGCGCTGCTCGCCGCGCTCCTCCCCATCCCCGGTGTCGGCTACAGCCTCGCCGGAGTCTGGGCCTACACCGTCGGCCAGGCCCGCACCGAGGTTGGCGCCCCCTGGGCGTACGGCCTCACCACCGTGCCCCTGCTCCTTGCCGCCCGACTGCTGCACCGCACCCGCGCGCTCCGCTTCCTCATCGCCACCGTCATCGCCCTCATCGGCCTGCTCTTCGGCGCCCTCGACCCCTTCGACCTCGTCACCATCACCACCGGAGTCACCCGATGAACACCGCCCTGTCCTTCGCCGGAGTCGGCCTCGCCCTCCTGGTCCTCTGGGCCAACGTGCGCCCGTGCCGGCACGGACGGAACGACCATGGCGACCGCCCGGCTCGGCGCCCTCACCGCTCCCGGCGGCATCGTCGTCACCGCCTACTTCGGCGCGATCCTCCTGGCCTGGAAGAGCGCAGGGAAGCAGGACAAGCGGCGCATGCTCGGCGGCCTCGCGACCGGCGCCGTCCTGGGCATCCTGCCCGGCGTCGTCCTTCTCCTGGACTGGCTGCCCGACACCGTGAACACCGCCGGCGCGACCGCGAAGGCCTTCTTCGAGGGGCAGGTGCGCCTGTGAACCGCCGCCTCGCGGCAGCTGTCGACGTCGCCGCCCGGCACGGTGTCGCCCAGCGGCTCGCCGACGGCTCCCGCACCCTCTACCGGCGCCGCGCCGACGCCCTCACCGCATGGGTCGCCGCCGGCCGCCGGGACGACCTCACCGGCTGGCGCGCCGCCCTCGGCCCCCTCGTCCGCCTCGTCCTCCTCCTCGCCGCCGCCGGACTCACCTACCGGGCCGCCCGCGCGGCCCCATGGCTGATGTGGCTCCTCGCCGCCGGGTGGGGCCTCGCCGCATGGCGTGCCGGGGCCCGCGAGCAGCCCCCCACCGAGGAGCCGGAGACCACCTCCGAGGAGGACCCCGCCGGAGCCGCCGTCGCACTCCTCCGTGAGGTCCTCGGCGACCGCCCCGCAGTGCACCTCTCCGAGGTCCTCACCCACCTCCAGAAG